AGAACTTCCTGGATAAAATCTTCCGCTGTTTGATCTTCAGCCTCCCAAACAATCGATAAGCCAAAGCCTTCGCTATAAAGAGTGTCAGCAGCAGATTCAAAAGACGTCAGATCAAGGTCTGACTCTGCATAACCCACTCCCCAACCAACGCTTACGTCTCCAGGCAGCGCGACGGTCGGGCAGGTCAGAACTTCATAGATGATATGCGCGGGATTGCGATCTTTTGTTTCTCCATTGTCGATCTCAGCCTTAGACGCATACCAATTGGAGGTTGTTCTCTTGACCTTAAATCTCCAGGGCTTAATATATGGCGTATTAGAAGAGACCCACATTCTCTTAGCAATGATCGAAACGAGCCCGCGAAACGCAGGCAATGGAGTCCCAATATGCGTCTCTAAATAACTATCTGTTGTTTGAGTGTCGCCTCCAAATAGCAATTCCATATATCCATAAATGCCACCCTCTTTGTAATCCCCGCCAAACAATAATTGCTTTTCGATCAGGACGGTGCCTTCTGTTCGCTCGGCCTCGTCGAAAGTGTAATCTCCAGCGCGCATCTCGACAATCGAATCAACGGGGCCGTGACACAAGACAAGATGGGTCCCCATCTGATATCGATGCCCAACTACAACGTCTTTGCAGCCGCCACCGCCACCACTCATAATTCGCCTTCCTTTTTCTTCGCATATTCAATCAGCTTCCGAGCCATCGCGTCGTCGATATGTTCGACTTTATCAGTTTCTATCCCGTTCCTAATAAAATCGCGCCAAGATAGCTCATGCCGGGCGAAAAAAGCGCGAACGCCTTTGTTACAATATCCAAGATCGTGAGAATCATTTACGGTAATGGTTGCCATCTTAAGAACACATGGTTTCCTTAATTTCGGTTATAATTATGTCTCCATACCATACCACGTTAGGCTCGTTTAACCAAACAGTCCCGAAAACAATGGGGATCATTTTGCTTTCGCTAACTGTCGGGACCGTGACGTCGCTTTTCGACGGAGGGATTGCTTGATCGAAATTGTTTCGTGGTTTTGGCATCAAGAGATATGCCAAGATTATGATGATAGCAGCGACGACATACGCGATCCATTCATAGCCCATTTCTCTTCTCCTATCCCGATCTGACTGCGCTTCCAACGTTGGGCATGATTCCGCCAGGGCCAAAAGGGTTTCTCGCGGGCATCGCGGGCAACCCCCCATAGTTTAGGACATTGCTAAACTTGTCGTTGCACGTTGCAAGCGTTCGATCACACCCGGGGTAAATATAGATATTATCACCAACCGACATTGACGGGATTGCTCGACTCAGCCTTAAGACACTGCCGGTATGGTTGTAGATCATTCGTTCTACATTTATTCCATTGCTAAACCATCCACCAGTAAAATAATCGTCAGCATATGCGCCAGAAATACTGTTCGTAATCTCAACTCCGTCAATCAGATTGATAACGCCGGTATACTCAAAGGACGTTCTCAAAACCTTGCAACTATGGCCGTCATAGAGAGTATAAGGGCAGTTCGCTTGATAGCGGCGACGAATCCCGATCCTCTTCAGGCTGCTGAATGTCGGGATACATTTGAAAATCGCTTCGTCGCCCTCGTATGTCCGCCCCATTGCGCGTCCTTTCCAGAATACGATCCAATTACTGCCCTGCCCCCGGTAAATCGCCACAGAGATGGGCGCTTCAGGCATCCCGCCTACCAGCTCCCCAACCATCTCATTATCGCGCGGAACTCGAATCTCGACTTCGCTTTTGGGCATGTCGTTGGTCTGCTGCACCCGCGAGCGCTTGATTGGAATTGCAGTATATGTAAAACCATTATAAGTAATGTCTGCTTGATATGAGGTATAGCGATACGTTTCTCCGCTAACGACGAATTCGAAAAGTTCCTTCGGGTGTCCACTGTAAGCAGATATTTCCAGGCTCTCGTATGTCATCTTTTAATCTCCGTTAATTTCAATTCGAATTGCGCGATATCGCTTTTTCTCCAAACAATGCGCGCCGTGTCAGAATCGAGACGACAAAGACGAAAAATGGTCACCACCTTAAAATCGTCGTCTGTCGCTTCGACCCCCAGCGCTGAGTCCAAAACCAGAGTTTCGTAATCGTCATTGTCTGTAACGCTCAGCACTTCGCGAATCGTTTTTGTGCCATCATTCCAATGGAAGAGAAGATGGTCCCTATATTCAGTATAATTGACAGCGAATCCCATTGGATAAATATCGACATTCGCAGAGCCAGCCCCAACTGTTCCATATATTGTAACGTCTTTTCTCCACGTTGGAGCATAAAACGGGACGAGCTTGCCCTTGCGTCGATAAATCCAATAAATCATTTGCCATATATTTGCTTTCCCTTGTATAACATAACTCTTGTCAAAGGTATGAACGCCAATATCGCGCGAATTGTAGAGCCACCACTTGCCAGACTCGTTATCAATCCTTTCAGGCTCTTGATCGAATTTTGATTTGCTTCCTTTTCCAGTAGTGTGCAGATCATAAAGAATGTCGAGACTGTTATATTGGCTTGGAGTCGTTCCTGAGGGTTCGCTTGGGAGGTCGACGATTTCAAACTCAATGTCGCTTTTAATCGCATGGCGCGCAAGCTCGTCCTGCTGCGCCCCTCTCCCGCCCAAAGCGCCCGTTACCAGCGGCATGATCCACAAGGTATTGGCGGTAAAGTTCTCTGTCGTTTGATCTTTTAGCGTAATGTCTGTATCTGTAAAAGAGTCGATTACCAGCGCCTCATACGTGCGATTGTCTTGCCAGACGAAAACTCGTCCTTCCGCGGCAAATTCTGCATTTGTCGTATCGCAGGAAATGGTTGTGCTACCGCTCGACAATGGACCAGAAAATGATCGAGCTTGTTGCCACAACGGGACGCCAAAGCTCTGCCCGTGATATTTCCATAAGTCTGCATCAAAAGCGCCCTGAGCAATCGGGTTGTTTACCCAATAATTGAACGACACTTTTCGGCGAGGATTCTGGCGGAGTTGTATTCGTTGCTCTCGTCCATTTCGACTCGTCAAAACGTCTGTCAACCACGAGAGCGATTCGGTGATTTCATTCGCGGGGCGAATCGGGATAACGCGCAATCTCGAGCCAGTTACGGCCAAGATTGCAGTATCGGAATTTACAAAGATAGTAACAAGATTTCCACTAATGTTTCCAGGCCCTGTCATACTAACGGAGAGCGTCAATGTCGCGCTATCCCAAGGCCCAATATAAGTAACGTCGCTCGCCGTATCGATCCCACGACCCAAAGCGCTGTCGTCGACATTATCAATGTTTCGATCTGCTCGATACCCGTTCCATAATTCGACCGTGAAATCTTGCGCTTTGGGGATGAATCCCATGGTAAGAGGGCTCGGGTTGTAATGATATCTGTTGTAAAAATCTTCAACAAACATCCGGGCTATTGCTCCGGTCAAAGACTGTTGCGGCTCGATTTCAACCGGCGTGTTGCGCGTCAAGCTCCCCGTAATTTTTCCCTCGATAGTGTCGAACCCATCGACGCTACCAATGGGAGCGATATTCGACGAAATGGCAACGTCAAAATAGACAAATGAGTCTTCAATTATGCCGGTGCGCGCTGTCATACTTACGCCTTCTTATAGAGAATCCCGACTTTGGAACTAACTTCCGGCTCAGGATCAAGATACGTCGAGAACATTTTCCATGTTTCGGTCCCGAAAGTCTGCTCAGATTCATCCTCAACTCCAGCCGCCCCCGCGATACGAACATTGGGCGGGAATCCCAACGGAACCGCTCGATCTTGCGCAGCGTTGCGCGTAAAAAGATAAACCGGGAATCCAACAACTACGGCGTTAAAATCGTTTGGTGAGCAACGCAAAAGAGGGGTAATCCCGATATAGGAGTAACTATTGTCTTTGGTCCAAGGGCCAAAAAGAACGTCATCGCCATAGCCTGGGTCGCTTGCGGCAAGATCAAAATTATACCCGCGGTCATTATAGTAATGGATAGAATCGTGAAACAAAGCCATATTATAGCCCTGACAAGCGAACTCCCCATAGCTATTCGAAACATACTTCCCATAATATCCGCTCGTTGTGCATCCCCAAAAAATGCCATCAGACGCTGACCCAAATATATCAACAAGACCGCAGTAACCGTGCATAAAATC